TTTTTCTTGCAAGTCCTTGCCAAATGTTAGTTTTTTAGACTCCCAAGACCAACTTCTTTTATTAGTTGGGTGAGCTAAATACTTTACTATTTTATTATTATCAAGTAGTAACATACATTCGCCAGTTTTTAAATCAATGCAGTCGTTAACCTTTGAAGGAGCGTCCCATAAATCCCACCTATTAGATATTACTGAATAAGCCCAGCATTTATTATTTGAACCTTTTGTAAAAAATATTAAAAAGGATTTACGTATAGCATCATAACCAATTCTAACAGTGTCTTTGTTTTCTTTAGATAATATGCTCCATCCAAAATCATCTACTGTTTTAATAGTTTCACCTACAGGTAAAATTTTAGGAGAGCTTATATAAATATTTTTATAATCACACCAAACCATTCCTGCGTCAGTTACTTTTATAGTGTGGTTATTTATGCAACCAATACCTTCAATAATATCCTCAATAAATAGACTTTCTGGATTTATAATAGCCATTTGACTATTACTAAAAGCGTATATTTTACCCATAAAACCTTTTAAACAAGTAGGAACAAAGGGTAGTATTACAAAGTCTTTAGTCCAATCAAATATAGAATATTTTCCAGCCTGAGAACGAAATATAAAGTTACTTGCATCTTCTATCTCATTATGACTTGCATTTCCTGCAAATAAAAATCCATTCTGTTGGGCTGATACTTTATATTTTAAATTTAAATCATAACTAAGTTCACTTAAATTGTTTAGAGATTCGTAAGTAGCTTCAGCATCCCCAGTATCTCTTACTGTATAATTCCAATAATCGCTACTAAAACTAAATTTATACAATGGTATTTCTTCTATGAACCTATATAAACCTTCAGGGTCAGTTTGAGTAGCTGAAGTAGTTCCTGTAGCTCTATAAACGGCAACAGCAGAAATTCTTTTATTAATATTAACACTATCTTTAATTTTTACATCTATATCTACTTGATGGTCTATTCCATTAGAATTACTATGTGTTCCTGTAGCAGATAATAAAACAGACTCTTGATAGCCGTCATATATAAAAGATATTTTATAAAAAACTTTCTTTAAATTACTTGGTCCTTTCCAAGTTGCTTGAGATGCAGTAGGTTGAGTACTGTTTTCGCTAATAAGTATAAAACCGGTAGTTGGAGTAATAGGTATTAAATTAGTTATTGTTGCATCATCGGATTTTATTTTAATGCTTTTTTCTATTAAAGCGTTACCATAAGCTATTCCATTTAAATATGTTGAGTCATCAGCAGAAGGATACCAAGCGTTCCAACCAGTAAAATCATAGCTTTTAAACTGCTCTCCTAGCCTATATCTATGAGCATCGTCGCTTTGATTGCTATTTAAAATAGAAGATATACTTTGAGCCCTTACATCTGTGCTATCAATGACATGAACATTCTGACCATTACTAACATTATCTGCATTAAATTTAGTATATGCACTTGCTAATTTATTAGGGAATACCCCCGGCATATCTCTTCCAGTGTATGGAGTGTGATGAGAGGTCTCGGAACTAAATCTGAAATAAAGTAATTCAGCGCTACCAGATTTATAATATATCATACCTATTCTACTAGCGTTAGCTTTATCTCCAAAAATATGGAATCTACCTTTTTTCTCAAATAAAGGACTTTGAGCAGGAACTATATCTGAAAAAACAGGACTTACAGAAGTTTTATTAGTTGCTGTAATTTCATCTTGCATGACCCATTGAGGTAGAGTTTGATTATTTAAAACTCTGCTTTCCCATAAACTCTTTCTAGGAGTACTTGTTCCCCAGTCTTGAAAATGTATAAAAAGTTTTTGCCTATTAACACCGCTTGTAGTGTTTATAGGAATAGCATAAGTTCCCCATTCTACTCCACGATACGTTCTGTTTTTTTCATCAGACTCTCCATTTGGAAGCAAGGGTCCTACAAGTTCCTGTTTCTGTGGAACTGTTCCGGGGTCAAAACCATGCACTGTTTGATGGATACCTTGCTCTGCTGTTGTATAAATTTTATCTAATATAGCTTGCTCTTGATTAGAAAGATTATTTGGGTCTGGAAAATGAAAAAAATAATCGCTTACCCTAGGCTTGTCAAATCTAACAGTCCACATAATAAAAGGATTTGTACCATTTAAATAACCACCACCAAGCTCTAGTGAATGTAATGTTGGGAAATCTATAATCCTTTGATTTTGAGTTCCTAAAGCTCCAGCGGGTATAGCTTTTCTTAAAGAAAACTCACCAATATCTTCAGAATTTAATTCATAATACTCTTCTATATATTGTTTATAATGATTTTTAGTTAAATAACACCATCCATGAGGTAGTTCGTTGTAGTTCCAGTTTTCATTATTATGGTCGCTAAAATCAATTTGAGGCGTTATATTTATAAAACTATCTATAACCCCTTCATTTGATAAACCCGTATTTGCAGATGTATCAAGTTCCCAATCTGAACTGTTTATTTTCCACAACCATTCATATGTGTGTGCTTGATTTTTATTATAAGTGTTTAACCCTGCAACATTTGTAGCAAAAACTAAAGTGTAGTCACATGTATCGAAGCTATTGCTAGATGGTACTATTAAAAAATCAAATAAATTTCTTACATTGCTATTTGGTGCATTTACAAATAACTTATAATCTAAATTAGCAGACGAACCATCTCCATTAGGAACACTCCAAAATTGCAATTCAGCTATACGATTCTGAACAGAACTATGAGTCATCAATACAAAGCCAGCACAATAATTATTATTGCCAGTAGTTTTTTTATACCACTTTCTTATAGCTATAGGTTGCTCATTTGATTTAAAATTAAATAATTTATCGTTAACAGGGTTATATATACTAACGGAAAGCTTGGGATTTTCTTCAGTATGAATACCGATTAATAATTTAGCATCTTTTGTTTCAGCGGTATTACTACCTCGCAATACTATAAATTTATCAAAAGTATCTGTGTCAGGTTGAGTTGAAGAGTCAAATTTATCTAGGGTATCTTCTATAATAAATTTATCATCAATACCTAGTTCCCATCCATCATTTCCAGTGTACCCTACCCATTTAGGTTGTTTTTTATTATCTGTAGATATGTATAATTCTTTATTTTTCTTTTCGGCATGAAAATTTTTAAAAGGCTGTAGACTTGAATCTGATTCTATTACAGTAGGGCTTTCTGTATCAAATTCTTCAATTATACTTACAGAGCCAGTATTGCTACTAAATAAAACTAAATCGCTTCTATCTTCTCTTTCTATAACTTCTGCAAAATTATAGTTAACTCCACTTGTTGGATTTGAAATTTCTAAATCTGAATATGCTTGAAAAGTCCAAACATCTCCATCATTATAAGAGCTTGCATTAGTCCTAGTAAATTTTATACTTAAACCATCAGTAAGCGCAATACTAGTCCCAACAGTTAAAGTGTATCGAGAAGAATAAGAACTCCATACTCCATACTTGTCCCCACTCTTCCATTTATATTTTTTAACACCACTATCTGTATCAACAATTAGTTTAAAATGTTTTTCGTCAGTGCCACTATATGTACCACTAACTTCAAAGTAAGTTTTATTCCAAGGCGTACTAGAAGTTATAGCCATTAATTAGTGGACCTATTTGGGGCTGTTGTAATATTTATAGAGCTTTGTTCTGCTTGACCCTGAATATATCCTATAGGGCTTATTCTTTGCTCAAACCCAGAAGATGAAAGAAATAAATCTTTAGGAATACCCCTTAGTTCTCCAGTTGATAAATTATCTATATTTAAACTTGTTTTAGCGGCATTATCAGGTACATCTCTTTCATCATCTGGTTTAGAAATAATACCTAAACTAAAAGTTTTTATTTCGTGTATTAATTTACTTATTGCCATCTATTCTTTGTCCCCAAAGGCTTGTTATTCCATTAACTATATTTACTACATGCACTGTAAAATTACCATCATCAAAGTAATCTACTACTGCAAAAGCATGCGCCCAATTTGTTTGCCTTCCACCAAGCCACGCATTTGCTTCAGGACTCATGTCTTTTAAACACCCGATAGACCAAGCAGACTTAGGTCCATCAATGTGGGTAATACTACTTTGTTGTAAATCATGGTGATGACCGTATATAACATTAGTACCAAGACGCACCAAATGATTTCTCGTATGGTTAATCGAAGCGTAGTGGTTTCCATGATAATACGAAAGTTTTCCAATTCTTAAATACTTGCCATTAGGATAATAATCATACCCACGTTTGTCCATTTGCATAGCAGACTTAGCATCAAGACCTTGTAAAAAAGGATTCTCTTCTGAAAAGTGATTAAGCCAAGCATCATGATTACCTTCTGTAAAATATTTTTCACGGCATTTAACTTTATCAAGAGCTTCATCTATTATGTCTATTCCTTCATTAACTTGTTTTATATCTTCATATACTCTAGGTAACTGATACTCTAATGGCGGTCTTCTTTTTCTTTTCCATTGAAAGTGGCTTACGCTTCCCCACTCTCCAGTATCCCCT